TCAGTCTTTTTCATCGAAAAGTTTATCAAAATGAGAACTAGCTCGTTGATCTGTTTCTTGTAAAAGATGTCCGTAAGTATTCATTGTAGTTGTGATATTAGAATGACCTAATCTCGACTGAATAACTTTAGGATGTTCACCAGCATGAATTAATAGGGTGGCCGAAGTATGTCTTAAATCGTGAAAACGAATTCTAGGCAAATCTGGATTCCTTTTCATAAAACGATCCCACCACTGACTTATTGAATCTGGACGATAAGGTTTACCAAACTCATTTGAGAAAAGAAAAATATGTCCTTCCCATTCTCGCTCGTCATCAGCTTCTTCTAATTGATATTTTTTTACTGCAGCAAGTGTAACTAAATCATTCATGATATTTGAAGGGATAGTCACAACTCGTTTTCTTTTACCTTTCGTCTCTTTTACAATGATTCCTTCTCCAGTTAAATTAACTAAAGCTTGTTCAATTAATAAGGTATTGTTTTCTATGTTTAAGTGTTTTTCTTCGATGGCTACTAGTTCACCTTGTCGAGCAGCGCTTACTACAGCCAGTTCAACTAACAATCGTTTTTCAGCAGTCTCTCTATTATTTAATCGCTCAAACAACAATTTAACTTGTCCCTCATTGTAGGCTTTTCCTTCTTCATATTTGAGTTTGGGTAGTTTTATATTTTTACATGGACTTTCTTCGATTAAATTCCATTCAACAGCTACATTCATAATACTAGCGAATGCTTTGTATATGTTATGGATGGTTGAGGGGGCCAGTTCACTTTCATCACCATCTAATCTACGTTTTTTCTTTTGTAAGTCACCGATAAAGAATACTACATCCACTTTTTTTATATCCTTTAATTTCATATGCCCGAAAATAGGGAGGATGCGCTTTTCTAAATGTGTACAGTTATCGTGAAACGACCGTGCACTATAATGTTGTTTTGCATAATTTTCTTTCCATCTAGGAAAAAGATTGTTTAGAGTAATAGAATCAATATCACTAAAATAGACATCTTTATTTTGCTTCATTTCTTCTTCAAACAGTATGAGTAGACGCATTGCTTCTTTCTCGTTTTTAGCTTCTACATTTTTTGTCTTACGAATCCGACGATTACCACGATACCCTAAATCAGCGATAAGTTTAAATTTGTTCTTACTAATTTTCTGTACATATCCCATGTTAATAACTCCTTTCAACTAGATTACAATTCTTAAAAAAATGATTGTTAAAGTAATGATTGAGTCTCTTTTCAGCGAAGTCATATTCAACTTTGAAAAGTAGACAAATTTTAATAATCGCCAATTCTTCATCTATAGGAAGTCTAATTTTATTTAACATAAAAGTAGGAACACAAGCTTGCAAAGCAAAATTATTCGCTTTCCATTCCTGGTACTCTACAAATAAAGGGTGAGTTTTTGTTTGATTGCCAGAATGCGAGATTACATGGCCTAATTCATGGCAAAATTCTTGCCATTGTTCTTGCTTAGATAATCTTGAATCTATAATTATTATATTGTCGTAACTTACTGAATCTATTGGTAAGTAAATTACTGTGAAGCCAAGCTTCGGGCCAATTATCCGCGGATCTAAGTGGGAAGGTTTAGTTACCCCAATACTAGTGTATAAATCGCGAACGTAATCTTCTAAATGAGTATAAACAAACGTCATAACATCCCTCTTTTACAAACATATGTTCTTTTGATGTTAACAAAAAAATTCACCAGTGGAAAGGCGAATTTTTAAATGTCTGGAAAGTCTACATAAGAATGTAAAATCACTTCTTATTTTCTTGTTGCTTTTTCCATACCTCGTAATAAACTTCGAATTGCTCTAAAGCATCAAGCAAATTTTCGGGTTGGTTTTTGAAAAACAAATTCTCTCTAGTTAAGAAGAAATTAATAACTTCTTTTTGATATGCACTTAAATTGTTATAGTCATCGTCCGAGATACCAGCTTGTTTATGTAAAGCTTCTTTATTCTCTGTTCTACCAAGAAGATAGTCAGTTGAGACATTATAATAATCAGCAATTTTTTCTAGTATTTCATAATCGGGATTTCTTTTACCTTGTTCATAAGCAGTATAAGCTGGTCTTGTAATGCCTAGTATGTCAGCTATATCTTGTTGTGTTTTGTTATTAGATTTACGTAGATATTTCAAGCGTACACCTAGCATAATTTCACCTCGCGTTTCTAAGCATAATTATATGTAACAATTTGTTACTAATCCAATAAAAAATAAAAATGTAACAAAACGATACAAAATGTGTTGACAATGTAACGAAGTGATACTATATTATAGTTAAGTAATACGAAAGGCGGTGAGCAAATGAAAAACCGAACTTGGTTAAAAGCAAAACGCTTAGATAAAAAAATGACTCACGATGATGTTGCGAAAGCATCTGGAATTGAACGAGCTTACTATACCATGATTGAACAAGGTAAACGTAGACCTTCAGTACATGTAGCTAAATCTATATCTGAGGTATTAGATTTTGATTGGGTACTTTTTTTTGATGATGAATGTAACGATATGTTACAAAATCACTCATCTAATCTCATTAATGTAGCAATTTGATACAAAAATAAAAAAAGAGGTTTCATCATGAATCGATTAGCGAACATTGAAAATGAATTGAAAAATCAACAGGACAAAATAATATTTTTAAAAAAAGAGATGGGTGAGCATTACGCTTTGTTAGAAACACTTTTGCAAAATGCTATTTCCCAAACGAATTTACACCCAACTCTAGTTTTAGACTTTTTTATTCATCAAAGTCGAATTTATCAATTGGAACAAAAACATCTTTAATATCAACGGTGAAAAGAGCCTCACCTCTTTCTTCGTGATATTTTCGGAAATGATAGTTTACTTCCCATGTAGTACCCAGAGCGTTTTTTATCATCTCTGTCATTGTCTCGTCAATAGTACATGAACAATATGGGCAACCTAATGGGAGCTGTTTGGTGAAATCATTCCAAAATACTTGAAATGTATTTTCACAGTTTTTACACGTTATATCTGCTCTTGTAGCCATAAATTCCACCTCCAATCTACCAATAGTTTAGCAGATTGGAAAATTTTAAAAAATAGGAGGTTATATCATGAATCTAGTAATCATTCAAAATAGACAAGCTGTAACTACATCATTACAGGTAGCCCAAGACTTTGAAAAAGGGCACAATCATGTACTTCGTGATATTGATGCATTAAGGGAGGGTGTCCAAAATTGGACAGACCTATTTAAAGAAGGTGTTTATAAACATCCACAAAACAAACAGCAATATCGCATGTTTTATATGAACCGAGATGGTTTTACTTTATTAGCAATGGGCTTCAACGGAAGCAAAGCGCTAGACTTCAAATTGAAATACATTCAAGCATTCAACGAAATGGAACGTCAACTAACGCAACCGCAATTACCAACTAATTACAAAGAAGCCTTACTGGCGTTAGTCAAAGAAGTTGAAAAGAACGAACAACTTGAAATCGAAAAGCAAATGTATCAGCAACAAGTAGCTGATATGCAACCAATCGTAACTTACGTTGACGAAGTACTGAAATGTACTGATTTACTTCTAACTTCGCAGATTGCAGAGGATTACGGAATGAGTGCATACGCACTAAATAAATTATTAAACGAGCATGGCATTCAATACAGCTTGAATAAACAATGGTTACTGTATAGCAAGTTCAAAGGTCAAGGCTACACAAAATCTGAAACGAAAGAATACAAAAAGCCAGATGGTTCCACTGGTGTAAGACTTCATACAAAGTGGACGCAAAAAGGGCGTTTATTCCTTTACGAAACTTTAAAAGCAAAAGGCATTTTACCAACGATGGAGCGAATGAAGTTAAAGCTCATTGAAGGTAATAAACAACTAGCATAGGAGGATTAAAAATGTCTAATGTAATCAACATTAAGTATTTAGCTGTAATAAATATGATGCACCCACATTATAAGAGTGAATATTTCAGAGTTTTTGGTAAAAAACAAAATTTTTCAACGTTCGTTTCATATTGCCATGCTTATGCAAAATATTTGCTCGTACAATCCAGTTTCGATGCTTATGAAATTTTCATTGATGCGTATAACGGAGTCGTTGTTCAAGATGAAGAATATAAGTTGCATCAAGAGAATCAAAAAGAAATCTTGTTTGGTCGTAATTATAAAAATTTATTAATCTGTGATGAAAGAATTCAAATTGAAAAAGAAAATTTCCGTTTCGAAAAGGATTTAGAAAACATGATTTTTAAAGATTTCATTGATTATTACGGTGACGAAAAAAGCATTAAAAGACAAGAATACTTAGGGTTCGGAAAATCTGATATTTCGATAAACGGCCAGTTCGCTTTAGAATTGAAAATCGGCAAAGCAAAGAGGAAGGACGTTTATCAAACATTTGAATATTCTTTTGACAAAAATATCAAAAGGGTTTGTTTAATTGCCAAAGAAATCAGTGACGACGTATTGAAAATAGCAGAAAAATTAAATGTTGATTGTTACAACTATTCATTCGTTAGAGAAGAAGAAACAAATTCTTATCCGATTGGCGTTTATTTCGAAAAAGTGACCAGATCAAACTCGAATCTTTTCGATGAGTATTTAGAAGATGTAGGAGGTGTAACTCTGTTCAGCTTCTATGATCCGCTGTTTGATTTCAACAAAGAGATGAAAAAATCGCTTGAAATAATAGAATCTGTTACAAGTCTAACTTCGGATTTGAATGAAAAAAGAATTGAAAAATTGTTAGTTATTTTAGAAGAAAACGGCATCGATACTTCAAAAGGTTTCCTACATGCTGCAAATGAGTATTTAAAAAAAGTTTCTAACGAATAAGATAGGCGCTATACCAGCGATTGAGATTGGAGGCGAAACTATGAATCTAACAATAGATGAACTAAAAGAAGCGTTACTAAACGCTGAATTAGCTGATTTGTTTAAAAAAGCATATAAGCAGGGTGTAGAGGATGGACGAGAGATAGAAAAAGCAAAATTCGAAAATTCTCTACCACCAAACTTAAAAAAAGAAGATGTAGCTAAAATATTCAACTGCGAATTACCAACAGTAGAAAAAATAATTCGAATGGATGGTTTTCCAAAATGTCTTGCGTTAAGTGCTCGTTATCCTCGGGACAAAGTGTTGGCATGGAAAAACAATAATGTGTCATACATGAACTCGCGTCTTGGTATTTACGTGAGTGAAAATGAAAGACTTAGATTATTAAGGGCATAGGAGAGGCCAGGGCAAATGGCCTCTATCAAACTACCAATCTAGTAGAAATCTAAGAGGTAGGGGCAAATCTACCTCTTAACCATTATTATACACAAATTATTGAAACTTGATGGTTGCAACCAAGTTAACTTTAACCTGAAATGTGACCTTAATTAAATAGAAAGGGTGGTAAATGTGAATGTTACTGAAAATACAGTTGGGGGAGTAATCAAGGAATTGAGAGGTGGCGAAACTCAATTGAGCCTAGGATTGGACATAGGGGTAGGAAGGGAACGTCTTTCTCGATATGAAAATGGCCGTGCGAAAGTGCCATCAGATATTAGTAGAACGTTGGTTAATCGATTCGATAATCCGAAGCTTGCTCTAGCAGTTCAGCATGAGTATACAGGAACAGGACCTATTTACTTGAACGGCCCAAACGTAGACCTCCATCGTTGTAGTGTGCGTGAGAAAACAATAGAAGAACTCCAAGAAGCCTTGGATGCCATAACTAGTACAAGCTTAGCCAAACCAAGCGATGCAATCGAGCATTATGAGCGGAAAAACATTATGGACATGATCGAAGAGGCAGTGGAGGCAGCTACAGCACTAGCGAACTTTATCGCAGTAACAACCGAGCACCTTGGTATCAGTTACACAGGTGTATGGATGGACCATTACAAATATCTTCAAAAGGTAGGATTTATCAAATGAATATAGATGAACAAATTGAGCGTGAAATCAGATGTATCGATGATCTAACGGCTGTAATCAACCTACACGTAAAAGCAGGTCGTATCAACATAGCAAAACAACTAGAATGAGACCTACATAATTCATTGGATCAACTAGAGAAACTTCATAAGCGAAAAGAGTTATGGGCAACGGTTGCTGATTTAAACCAGCGAGGAATACTTGTACAGGTGGTGAAGAAACTTGCGCATCAAGCCTAGAGCGTGGCGACACATGACGTTAAAACAGAGGTTAATATATGTACATTTCTTTTGTGATAAGAGGGTGTTAGTGAGGCTAAATGAATACAAAAAAGCTGCTTAATCTGAGCGAAAGATTAAACAGCTATGACAACTTATACAAATCAATTATATCACAAAATCAGACGTTTGCGAGAGTTATCTCGCCCTCGTCAAGCAGTTTACAGAACCGTCTCCCCGGTATGCTTTGCCACTGTAAGTTGCTTGATGGGATGCCATCAATACATAGGAAAGAAGGTGAGCATATGCGACAACTTATAGAAGTTGAAAATCCAATGGTGTTGGGAATGATTGAAGCCGTAAATAGAATACCTACATTTAGGTATATCGAGACAGAATTTCGTGATCATTACGGTAGTTTAATAGTTTTCAATGATGACTACATGGAGTTTCCGAATGGAGATATCGTTCATTTAGACAACATCCATACGTATTTAGAGGATAACTATAATGCGAAATTTTACACAAAAAAATAAACCACTACTCGTAATAGTGGCTTAGAAAAACAATTATTAATCAGATTTTAGCATAGGAGGGCAAGGGAATGGAAGCAGTTTCTACTTTAGAAATGGATCGCATTGAATGGCTACAACTCCGTAAGAGTGGTATTGGCGGTTCGGATGCATCGGCAATCTTAGGTTTCAACAGATACAAATCAGCGTTTCAACTATATATAGAAAAAACATCTGAATTTGTTGAGGAATCAGATAGTGAGGCTGCATACTGGGGCAACGTTCTTGAGGATGTGGTAGCTAAGGAGTTCGCAAGACGAACTGGTAAGAAAATTCGAAAGATCAATAGAATGCTACGTCATCCTAAGCACTATTTTATGACTGCCAATCTAGACAGGGATGTAGTTGGAGAGAAAGCATTTTTGGAATGTAAGACAGCGAGCGAGTACCTAAAAGATAGTTGGAATGGCGAGGATGTGCCAGCAGCATACCTTTGTCAGTTACAACATTACCTAGCAGTCACTGGCTACGAAAAAGCATACATCGCTGTATTAATAGGTGGTAACAAGTTCGTTTGGAAAGAAGTAGCTAGGGATGATGAATTTATTGAATTGATGATCCAACATGAGAAAGCGTTTTGGGAGAATCACGTACTAGCTAATGTTCCACCAGCTATTGATGGAAGTTCATCGGCATCAGAATTACTAGCCAAGATGTACCCACAGGATGATGGTTCAGCCATTATGTTGGACGAGCAATCGAATACGTTAATTGAAGCTATCGAATCATTAAAAGTCGAAGAGAAGCAACTCGAAATGCAACGCAAAGAGTATGAGAATCAACTCAAAATGATGCTTGGAGAGTCTGCAGAAGGGCATTCGGATCGCTTTAAAGTAACTTATAAAACTATTGCTTCAAGTCGTTTGGATAGCAAGCGATTGAAAGAAGAACAGCCAGCAATTTATGAAAAATATATCAAAGAATCGTTATCAAGACGCTTATCAATTAAGGAGGCTAACTAACAATGGCAACTACAACTGATCTAAAAGCTCAAATGCAACAGGCACCTGCTACACAACAAAAACCAAAAACAATAGATGATTATCTTAAACAGATGGCACCAGCAATGGCGCAGGCCTTACCAAAACACATGGATGTAGATCGTTTAATGCGATTAGCAATGACGACAATCCGTACAACACCAGCACTTAAAGATGCGGATGTTTCTAGTTTACTAGGAGCTGTTATGCAAGCAGCGCAACTAGGATTAGAGCCGGGTTTAATGGGCCACTGCTACTTACTACCTTTCAAAAATAACAAAAAGGGCATTACAGAGGTTCAATTTATTATCGGTTACAAAGGGATGATTGATCTTGCTAGACGAAGTGGTCATATCCAATCGATTTACGCTCATGCCGTATACCAGAAAGACGAATTTGAGTATGAGCTAGGGTTAGACCCTAAGTTAAAGCACAAGCCTTGTATGGATGAAGATAAAGGCAATTTTGTTGGTGCCTATGCGGTCGCTCATTTTAAGGATGGGGGTTATCAATTTGAGTTCATGTCAAAAGCCGAAATTGAGAAGCGCAAAGGTCGTTCGAAGGCTGCTAATTCCACGTATTCACCGTGGGCTACAGACTACGAGGAAATGGCGAAAAAGACCGTTGTACGACACATGTGGAAGTACCTACCGATTAGTGTGGAGATGCAGCAACAAGTAGCTTATGACGAGGGTACAGCACCAAAACGTGAAATGAAAGACATCACACCAGAAACGGAATTTTTCGTTGATGCACCCGAAATTGAAGTGGAAGTAGTGAATGAATAACGTACCCCACAAAGTCCTTCTGCCTGCTTGGATATTCCAACAGGCGAAGGATAACGATGAAATAAGGCGCTTGGTGCTGCAATACATGCAACGTTACCCCAACTATAGGGTGCTCAAAGTGAGTGGTAGTTTCGCCATTTGTGATAGGCAAGACGGATTGCTTTAGGAGGTAACTATGATCAAATTACGTTTCAGGATATGGTGTGCTGCACGCAATTTAAAAGCTAGTGATGTTCATCGGATGACTGGTATCGCATATCCAACATTAAGAGATTTATATTATGGTCGTTCGAAAAGTATAAAAATCAGTGATTTAGATACTTTATGTACAGTTTTAAAATGTGATATCAGCGATATTATACAGCACGAAAAAGCTTAAATAGCAGTAGCAAGGGCAACCGGCAAGATGATTTATATTCCTTAAAGTTTGAATATTGAAAATATGGAGGGTTGAAGTATGAACAAATCCTTGAAATTAAAACTAGAACTAATTCGAAAAGAAATCATTAGTGAAATTATCGCTCGAAAAGCTAATCAACAACTTGATACAAATACAGCTTTTAAATTTATTCAAGAAATCAATAATGCGACTTATAAAGAGCTTCAAACTCTAGCAGTAGAATCTGTGATTCACAATAAAAAGGTCAGTGATTTATTTATCGATGGCACACCACTGCCATTCTAGGAGGGGCGAGGGCAAATGGGCATCATCCGAGTAGCTAAGAACAGCAACTATGTAGTGATGAATAGAACGGCATTGACCGATAACCGGCTATCTTGGAAAGCTAAAGGCATAATGGCATACATGCTTTCAATGCCAGATGATTGGGTGTTTTATATGGACGAGCTAATGACACACTCAACAGACGGTAAAGCATCATTCAGAGCTGGTTTCAATGAGTTAAAGACGTGTGGCTACATCGAACGAAAACCTATTCGTGAAGGGCAAAGAATTAAAGAATGGGAAACGATCGTTCATGAAGTACCTATAAATTCTCTACTTACCGATTTTCAAGAAGTAGAAAAGCAAGAAGTTGAAAACCAAGAAGTAGGTTTTCAAGAAGTAGAAAATCGAACACTACTAAGTACTGATATTAACCAAGTATTGAATAAACCAAATACTGATAATAACCAAGTACTGACAGAGAGAGAAGAGAGTCAGTCGGTCAATCCGTTCTTGGAGATTAAAAATTGTTTTGATTCAACAATCCGAATCAGTAACTTTACGGATCATCGAAAGATGGACAAGCTTCTTGATTTATATCCTGACCACTTACTAATTGTTGAGGCGATTAAGCTTACTGCTGATTTAGGTAAATCAAGTATCGAGTATATCGAAGGGATACTTCGTAACTGGTCCTTAGAAAAAGGAGTTAATTCATACGCAGATTGGCAGGTGAAGATTGATGGAAAGAATGGGCGACAGAATGGCAGCAGTACTGGAGGAACTACGAGCACGAAGCCAATTGTGTTCGGAGACTACAGTAGTTGAGGAACCTAATTACAACTGTCCTAAATGTAAGGACGAAGGTGGTTATATGGTTCGTAAGAAAGCTGGAGAAACAACGCTATTACAAAATGGAACAGAAGTTATTTTGCAGTACGACACAGAAGAATGGCAGAAATGCGAATGCTCTAAAATACGTCAACTTAATCGTTTGATCAAATCTAGTGCCATTACAGAAGAATTTCAGAAAATGAGTTTTAAAAACTTCTCGACGGAGGGTGTGCATCCAAAGGTTGCTGAAATGAAAAGCAAGGCCAATCAGTACTATGCAGCATTTGATCAGATTAAAGGATACCGACAGAACAGCATCATGCTAATTGGACAACCTGGTTGTGGCAAAACACATTTGTTAACAGCTATCTCTAATTATTTGATTCATACAAAGCAAGTGCCGGTTCTCTATTTTCCTTACAAGGATGGCATGAACAATCTGGCTGCTAACAATTTCGAACGTAAAAACGAAATCATGGACCGTATGAAGGAAATTGATGTCTTGTTCATTGATGATCTGTTCAAGCCGATTGGTGGAAAGGTTGATGTGAAGCCGTGGCAAGCTGAATCAATCTTTGAAGTGGTCAATTATCGTTACCTAAACAATAAACCGTTGCTTATATCAAGCGAGTTGTCATTAGATGACATGCTCTACATCGACGAGGCATTAACAAGCAGGCTGTTTGAAATGGCACAGGATTTCACGGTAACGATTCCAAAGGACATGAAGGTGAACTACCGATTACGTAAGGTTTTTGAAAACAAGTGAGGGGCAACAGCCCCTTGATGGAGGGTGAAGGGATGCACATTATTGAAACAAAGGTTAAAGAAACAATCAGAGTAATTCATAACAATTTAGATGCAATGCACGAAAACATCGAATCTTTAAAACGAACTGGTTGGTCTGGAAACACACGACATAGCATAGTCGACATTCCATTAGTAACAGAAGATATAGGTAATGTATGGGACGTGGAAGAGTTCGTATCAAGGCATCCAGAAGTTGAGGTGCAGTACCCAAATGAAAATGATTATTTCCATACAAGACCATACATTTATGTGACAGAACATGAGCGTGAGGTGATTGAGTGATGAATCAAGAACAGTTGAATGCCATTAAAGAACGTGTGGCGAAGGCTACGTTGGGACCGTGGGAAAGTGAAGAAACAGCAGAAGGACATATCGATATATTCAATCCTAATGAGGATTACGCAGTTTGCCAAACAGGTAACGAAACTTACGATTGTTTGAATGATGGTGATACAGAGTTTATTAAACATGCAATTACAGATGTGCCAGTGCTTGTTGCAGAGGTTGAAAGGTTGCAAAAAAGACTAGAACAAACTGAAAAATGCTATGAAATTATGGAAAAAGCTACGTTTAAAGCTAGTGAAATGTTAAAGGAAACTAAAAATGAAAATGAACGGCTTCGCGAAACGCTTTGTTTTTATGGTGATTTAAGTAAATACGTAATTATAGCTCACATGAATAAAGAAACTGATTTAGCAGTTGATTTAGGCGAAAAGGCACGTCAAGCACTTGGTGGTGTAGCTCATGAATGAACAATTTTTAATAGACCAAATCGTGATGTATTTAGGCACATTTCAACGCTTTGGAGGCAAGCATAACGAATCCATGGCATATAACCGTTTGGAGCAATTGAGAGTCATGGTAGGGCTGAAAGATGCTGATGAGGCTACGGATTATCTCATCATGAAAATGGAAGGGGCGATGGCTGCATGAGTAAATTAAAAAGGTGTAAAGCATGTGAAGAAACATTTACATGGAATGAGGATGTAGATGTAATTCTTGTAAATGAAGAAAGGTAATTTAATAGAATAGCCCACCGCCTTAAGGTGATAAGTTTCTCTTAAGAAAGGTGGACGGAGTACATCTAATAAGATTTTGAAAGAGAAATAAAGAAACAAGATTTTATAGTTACTACTGATTAGTATAACAAATTATAGAAGGAATGAAAGTAAGTCATAATAGAACCAAAAAGCAATTCTTATCAAAATCCCACCTGCTAATGGTACAAAAAGAGGCACCAAAACCAAGAAAAATAAATAATCTACTCTTTCAATATAAAAACTTTTGTATCTCAATAAAAAACGCAAAGAGTGATAACCACTTATCAATAATAATGTAAAGACAAAAAATGAAAAGACTTCTAATTCATTTTCCTTAAAGTATTCTGAAAAAAGTGCTATATGAGAATAGATACTTGATATATATAATCCTGTTGGAATAACAGCATATGCAGTTATTCGACTTAAATCATATATGGTACCACCGATATTCTTTGCAATGTTTTTTACTGGCCTTATTTCTTTTTCAGTAACCTTTTCAGTAATTAAATTATAGACACTACTAATAATTAACAAAGGTATAAACATAAAAGCTCCTACAACAATAGGAAAAATAGGTCCCATTTTTTATCTCCTAGTTATCTATAAATTAGAAAGGATAATTTTTCATCTGTTTCATAATAATAGAATATTGTTTTCTGAAAAATAGTATAACAACTTTCTCCTTTAACGTAAATAATAATCCAAACTAATTAAAATGGGTGTTGAAGTAGCAGTACCAACAGGTAAATAACAAGCTGAATTATGAGGATTTTTGAATTGTAACTAAAATACATGCTGCTGGTAGAACCGCATTAGGTTGTTTTATCAGCAGACTTCTGAGAGTGCTGACAGGAGGGCAAACATGAACGTACTCACATTTGAAATACCTGGAGATGTGCAGGCACAACAAAGACCACGAGTAACAAGAAATGGTACATTCGATCCAAAAGAATCCAAAGACTATAAATCATTCGTGAGACTAGTAGCTGCAGAGCATGCACCAGAATCACTAATTACAGAGGATATAAAGCTAACTATCGATGTTTATCGTAAGATGCCAAAAGCTATCAGCAATAGCAAGAAAAAGCTACAGCAGGCGTTAAATGGTGAGTTGCGACCAACAACTAAACCAGACATCGACAATCTGGCAAAAGGCATTAAAGACGGTCTAAGCAAGGTTATATGGCGTGATGACAGCCAAGTGACAGAGTTAGTTGCTCGTAAGTGGTATTCGGATAATCCGAGGGCAGAGGTGACGATTGAATGGCACCAAAAGTAGAGAATCGATACATCTTATTTTCACAGGAAGAACATGAAATGGTGCAACTGGATTTCACACATGCACAGATCGAAAAATTCATTGGTATGTGGGAAGCTGATTTCTCTCTTAATCTGATTTATCGCAAGTTGAACATTCATAAGGTCAGTGCTGCTCTTATAGTTATGGATTTGGAGCTACTAGGTGTAATCAAACCAAGAAAGCATGGATTAATAGGAAAACAGCTGGATGGAGATTATGATGATTGGTTTGAGGAGTTTAAAAAGAATAAAGAGCCAGTGTTGAGTAATAGTTGAAAAAGAGAATGCGAAATAGGGTGAATCTAATATGGTACGATACCTTGTTTATCAAAGTTATATGACACCCCCAAAAATAAGAGGCGAATTACCAGATATCATATCCGAATATATCGCTAATGATTCTGACATTAGATGGCATTATACATTCACAAGGAATATTGAAAACGCCTATATCTTTGATGATTTTGAGATTGATGTTGCAAAAGAAATTGCAGAACTTTGGAACATGAAATTAAAGCAATTAGAGGTGTAATTGAAAGATATTGTGCAGTAAAAGAAACTAATTTTTGAGTAAATGAGGTGAGTTTATCAATGAAAGAATCAGACTTATTTGAACCATTAAAACAGTTTTTATCTAATGAAATGAATTGTGAAAAAGTGTTTGCTGAGGTAGTAGATTTAGATGTAGTCGGCAAGCATGGAAATGTGTACATTGGCATTGAAATGAAAACGACACTTAATTTTAAAGTAATTGAACAAGCAGAAAGACGTAAACATTTAGTCGATTATATGTTCATTTTAGTTCCAAAGCCGAAACACTATCACGCTCAATTAATCCTAGATTGGTTGAAGCACTTAGAAATAGGTTTAATTTATTTCGATGAAAAAGCGTACCGCAACAAAGTGTCTATTTATTTTTGGGGCAAGCGTCAGCGAAGTGCTAAACGGTTTAAAATTGCTGATTATATCGATGAAGAACTAGACGTTTTAAATGTTGGTGGCGTTAAAGGTGGCGAATCAATTACACCATATAAAAACACTATAGACAAAATAAAACATGCATTATACATGAATAAAGACGGTTTAACGATTGAAGAAGTACTTTTAAAGGTGCAAACGCATTATGCAGCACCAAAGCCGTCAGTGGTAGCAACCTTACAAGCAAAGTGGAATCAAAAGTGGTGTGAGGTTTTCGTAAAGGATAACGAACGTTATTTCAAAATGAAAGAAGATTATCGTGAGGAATATTGGAATGAATATATTGGATTATCGCGAGAGATACGAGCCTTGCGTAAGGCATAAATACTTCAAATTATTAAACAATCACAACAGAAACATATTGTTCAGAAGGGAAGAAAATAAATGGATATGAGAGATGCAATGGAATTAACAAAAAAATACTCAACTTGTCCAGAGTGTGGTAACGACAAGGTAGGAGGAGAACCATCACAAGGGGCTTTAATAATTGAAGATGACATCTTTACACGAAGTTGTAAATGTGGTTGGTCTGTAACTGTAGATCAAAGAATCAAACATGTAGCAACGTTAACACAGCGTAGAAGTGGAAAATTAGTAGGAGGTGTTTATGAAGTGCGTATACATGGTCGAAATGCTCATAAATACTTACCTTTGCTTGAACTTAAAGAAAAATCAGGTGTAAAGAGAATAGATCATAATTCAAAAATTGAGGCTTGGCTTAATAGCCCTGAAGGTCGCAAATGGGCTTTGGAAGTGCCAGCAGCAAGTGTTTACTAGAAAGAAAATGTGCAGTTTCAGGAAGGGGAAAAGGGATGCCGAAATTTAATTTAAAAGTCGTAAATGAACGTCTTGTTATAGATTTAAACAAAATGACAGAGGACTATTCAGAGTCCTATGGGTACGATGGTAAACCAAGTTATTACGATGTTGGCGAGCTTGCTACTGCGGTGGCATTCACAGAAGTTGAACTGACACAACAGCAATTAGATAAAATCATGGCTGAATATGAAAATGGCGGTGAGTGTGGCTGGTGCGGTGAAATAGCAACGGAATTAAGTGGGCCGCATTTAATGGATTTTGTACCAGGTGAAAAAATGTGTAAAAAATGTTGGGAACATGATCGTGAGATGTATTTAGGTTCAGTTGGTACAGATATTGGTGAATTTAAGCCAAGAGGGAGCGAGAGAAATGAATAAGCCAAAACACGCATTACACAATTTGAAAATAGGAGATATTATTCGATTTCCTAATGATGAATTTGACTATGTAGTACGCCATGTGGGATTACGTTTTGTTTTTGCTGGTTCTGATTGCGGTTGCGTATATACAGTGATTGATAAAAAGGATGAAATTTTAGCTTCAACAACAATGCTGTTTGAAGAATTAGCCAACTTTACTGTAGAAGGCAATGCACAAAAACTTGAAATACTCTTAACTAATGGTGATCGTGAGTTATCCAAACGTTATCGTGACACATTCAAGGAATTTAATTATTACAAAGGTAAAGTGATTCCAGCGTAGACTACTGCACAATATGAGGAAATAACGAAAAAAGTTTGGCGGGGATTTACCTACCAAACTTTAAGGATTAGTTAATTCGGGATTTTTTAAAATAAAATTTAGCTAGAATACCGATAACTAAAATTATCCAAATTAGCTTGTATGGTAAAACAAGTACATCCCATATAACTGAAATAATCTTAGCCATAATTTCTAATATTCCAATAATAAAATCGAACATAATTTATCTACTTCCTTTTTAACCAAATTATAGCATATTAGTAGTTTTAGAAAAGAAAAAGCCGCAGCGTCATCACACGCTACAGCTCGAATTGGTTTATGCCCTTTGATGGTGTTCACAACTCTAGTATATCACACCGTAGGAGGGCAAACCTATGAAACAAGGGCAAATTAAAGTTACAAAAGAGGATTTACTACAATGGATTGAGAATTATCGATGGATGGTTGAAACAATCGAGGAAGCAAGGCAGCCAGTAGCGAAAGCTGATATCAATAGCTACATTGGGGCAAAAACGGCTATGTATGGGATTGAGGCAACATTGCCAAAAGCTAGTGGAGGTACAAGTGATCCAGTTTATACAGAAGTACAGCGTCGTGTATATTCGTTAAATTATCGTATTAAGGAATATGAGCAAAAGATTGCAGAGGTTCAAAAACGTATTCCTCTTGTAACTGGAGACAGAGAGGTGGAAGTACTTCATAGATTGCTGGATGGTGATAGTATGCGTGCTATTGGTAAGCATATGAGATTATCTAGCACGACCATTTTTAGAGTGAGAAATAATATTTTAAGTCAGATGATGAAGTAGCCAATGGGCTACTTCTTTTTAATAACATTTATTCAAAAATCGGGGCCAGATTGTTGAATAACAATTAAGGTCACCAAAGGACGCTTTAGGAGCTTTTTTGTTAATGGTATAATATATTTAAAATTCCTTTATTAGGGTTGTTTGCGCGAGAGCTATACTGTCAATAGATTGTCTTGAAGGAGAAGTGATTTTAAATGAATAGACGAAAATTGTATTGGGTATTACTTGTTCCTAGTGTTCTTATATATATTGTAACTTTAATTTTATTGCCTGAAAGTAAAAAGAATTATTCTGTATTTTTAATTCTCTTATTTTGGATTGTTTATTATGGTGTTATTAAAATAAATGATTTGAAAAACAAACGAAGAAAATTATAG